TTGATCAGGCGCTTACTAGCTATGCGTCGCTAAGCGGCTTTGACCCAGAAGATATAACTGGAGCTGTGATAGACGTAAGAAGCGAGATAATAAAGGCAAAGACCTACTATACTCATCTGGACGGGCTTTTTAGCGATGTCAAATTTAAAGATGATTTGGAAAACTACGTGGCGGTTTTAGAGGAGGTGCAAAAACGAGATGACTTTAAAGAGTGGCTGTCGCAGTTTGCTAGAGCTTTTAAACTAGCGCTTTCGAGTGAGAAAATTTGCGATATCTTAAGCGAAGAGGAGATAAAAGCCTATAAACAAAAGGTTAAATTTTATAACGAGCTAAGAAAGGCGGTGCAACTAAGGTATCACGAGAGTTGCGACTTTGGCAAATACGAAGCGCAGATGCAAAAGCTGCTCGATACTTACGTGAGCGCAAAAGAGGTCAATGAGCTTACGAAGCTCGTAAATATCTTTGAGACGGAATTTGACGATGAGGTGCAAAGAGTAGAGGGTAAAAACGCAAAGGCTGATACGATCATAAGCGCCGTAAGCGCGGTAGTAAAAGAGAAAATTGACTCAAATCCAGCATTTTATAAATCAATAGCGCAGCAGATACAAGATATCATCGACGAGTATAAAGCAAAAAGGCTAAGCGAAGAGGAAAAACTTGCCAAAGCAAAACTACTGAAAGACCTCATAACTGGCGCTTTAAAGCCAAATGAAGATAGATATCCAAAAGAATTTAACGCTAAGAAAATTTTGTTTGCCATTTATGATAATTTGCTCGATATTTTGGGAGATGTGGGGCTTGTGGATATAGAGACGGTTGCTAGAAATTTGAGCTTGAAATTTTATGAAATTTACGAAGAGGCTTCAAAAAAACCAGAATGGCACAAAAATAAAGACGTAGAAAATGAGATAACAAGCGCTATGGAGGATGCTCTTTGGGAGATAGAGGACGAATATGACGTATTAATCGACGAGAAGGAGAAAATTTATCAAACTATCCGTGGAATAGGGATAAGCTTCTATGCCAAATGAGGTAAAAATCATCAAAAAAGAGGTGAAAAATATCACCTTAAAAGTTAGACCAAATGGCGAAGCTATCCTAACCGCGCCAAAAACGGCAAGCGATGAGCATATAAAATTTATCATAAAAAAAAGAGCCAAATGGATAGCGCAAAAGCGCGCATTTTTTGCCTCGTTTAAGACGCCACAAAAAGAATACGTAAGTGGCGAGGATTTTAGATATCTTGGACGAAGTTATAGGCTAAAAGTGGTGCAGTCTAAAGAGGAGCGCGTAAAGCTACAATGTGGCTATCTGGAGCTCTTTGTGAAAGATAAAAGCGACCTAGAGCGAAAAAGAAATTTGGTCTATGAGTGGTATAACGAAAAGGCAACGTTATATTTTTTTAATATCTTGCAAGAGTTTAACAAGATAGTAGAACAAGACATCAAAAGTGTAAAAATAAGGCAGATGAAGACGAGGTGGGGGAGTTGCAATCCTTATAAATCATATATAAATTTAAACATAGAGCTTATAAAAAAGCCAAGAGGGTGCATCGAGTATGTTGTATTTCACGAGCTTGCTCACCTGCTGTATCCAAATCACTCAAAGAAATTTTATGACTATCTAACGGTTTATATGCCTGACTGGCAAAAACGAAAGGAAATTTTAGAGAGAACTTAGAAATTTGGGGATATTTAAATTTTTCTATTTTTAAATTTTAAAAAATATTTTAAAATTTAAATAAAAAAAACGAAAAATTTTTGATCTTATAATGTTAGTGAAGTAGGTGGTGGGTTCACCACCTACCATATTGATAATAAAATATTCTGTAATAGAGCTTTTTAAGAGAATTTATTATCATTAATATCCGTAAAAATATCCTGTTGATGTTGCGCTGTAAATTTGCAAATTTTAGGAAAATAAATGCTACCTTTTAAATAAAAAAGGGTTGTGAAATGAATTTAACTCCTGAGTTATATTTAAAATTTGCAAAAGATGTTGAGCCAGAAATTTTTGAAAACAAGACGCCTAAATTTCATCCTGAAATCATACGCTTTATCGACAGCGAGGGGCAATATAAAGCTGTGGCGGTTTTTCGTGGTGCTGGTAAGACCACCTTGCTAAATAAAATTTATGTTTTAAGTCGCCTATATTTCGCTGTGGAGCCTTTTATCATGATAGTTTCAGCAAATGAAGATAAGGCAACAGCATTTTTGGAGGCGATAAAAGGTAGCATCGACAAGGCAGCAGCAAAAGGATATGCCATAGCTCGTGGCAAAGCTTGGAATAAAGGCTTTATCGAGGTTATGATAAATCAAGGCATGAAAGATGAAGATGGCAAAAGCTTAGAGAAAAAATGCTATGTGGTTTCACTCTCAGCTGGGCAAGATCCTCGTGGTATGAATATCGATAACATGCGTCCAACATTGCTTATCATAGATGATTTGGAGAGTAAGGTCGGCAGATATCCTATAGATTCAAACGCAAACCGCCAAAAACTTCGCAGCTGGTTTTATGCTGACTTGCTGCCAACCCTGCATCCAACACGCGGCAGGGCTGTGATCCTTGGCACGATACTTCATGAAGATAGCATTTTAAACAACATCGTAAATAATACCGAAGAGATGGACGCTAAACAAGAGTGGATCTATATCAAAATCCCGATCATTAGAAACGGTGTAAGCTCGTGGCCATCTCGCTTTTCTATGGATAAAATCAAAAAGATACAAAGCACTCTAATCTCAAAGGGAATGGCAAATGAATTTTATCAAGAGTATATGTGCGCGGCAATTGATCCGCAAAAGGCTATATTTAAGCGTGAGTATTTTAGATATTTTAAGGGGGTGGAGTATAGAGCGGACGAGCCATTTACCACTGTAACCGTAACTGATGGCGTGAATAAGCAAGAGTTAAAGATAAGAAGAGCGAATAAAATAGAGCTAGAAAATGGTGAGAAAATTTGGCTAAAGGAGTGTCAAATTTACACTGTGGCTGACATATCAAGTGGAAAAGGTAGGGATCAAACGGCTTATGTAACCTTTGCGATAGATAGGCAAAATAGGCTTTTTATCATAGATATAACGAGTGGGTATTTTACGCCATTTGAGCGAAGCTTAAAGATAATCGAAATTTATCTTACCTTTGATCCAGAGCGCATTGGCATAGAAAAGGCTGGTATGCAAAATGATTTTTTCTACACTATAGATACTATCCAAAAGCTAACAGGTGTAAATTTGCCAATCGATCCACTTAGTCATGGTGGCAACTCAAAGAACAAACGTATCTCAAATCTTGAGCCATACTACCGCACAAGGCAAATTTATCATAATGCAAGTTTAAACGCTACAGATGAGCTGGAGGCGCAACTTTTAGGGTTTGATGCTGAGACTGAAAGCAAAAGCGATGATATCATGGATGCGGCTGCTTATATCTTGCAATATATCGCTGGGCGATTTTTTGATGAGAGTTATGATGAAATTTATGATGAATATGCAGAGGAAGAGAGCTGGGTGTGAAATAAAACTAAAGAGTCTAATTAAAATAAATTTATACGTTTTTTAGGAAAGCTATAAATTAGACTACACGTAAAAAAACGGAGTAGTCTATGAATGAGGACTTAAATTTAATAGAGCGAGCATTTAGCGATCTTGAACAACATAAAAATAGATTTTTAGAGTGTGAGCGGGCATTTCGTGCCGAGTATGATGGTGAAGATAACCGCACCTCAAAACGAAAAAACTCTGAGAGAAGCCGTTCTAAACTATATATCCCCCTAATAAAAACTACCATCTTTATCATTCATGCGATTTTTAAAACAAGCTTTATGAGTGATCGTTGCCCAATAGAGATCACTCGTGTTGGGCGTAGAAGTGATAATGATCTAATCTTACAAAACGCACTTACTGCTGTGCTAAAAAACAGATGGAGGAAAAAAGAGCATCGTGTTGGCTTAAGTAAAGCTGTGATGAGCGCACTATATCTACCTCTTGGTATAGTAAATTTATTCTACGATAAAGAGCAAGGCGATATCGCCACACGTTTTATACCAATTACCGATCTAGCGTTTGACAAGTATGCAAGTGATATCAATGACATAGAATATGTCTGCTACAAATGGCGTCAATCGGTTCGCCAAGTCGAAGAAAAGATCAAAACTAAATTTTATAAAAGTAAAGATAAAGATCGTATTTTAGGCTCTAAAACAGAATGGAGTCAAAGAGTACAAATGAAAGATATCTATAAAAAGATATATGTAAATGGCCGACAAATGTGGGAATTAAAGAGTTTTGCTAATGATTATTTAGTTAGAGAGACTAGATTTTCTACTTTGCCATTTCACTTTGGTTATTGCATAGATGCGATGCCTAGCATCGATGAAAGTTTGCGTGAGAGTGAAAATGCAGTATATGGCTCATGTGTGCCAGAGGTAGTAAAAGAGATACAAAAAGAATACAACATCAAGCGTAATCAAAAGATAGATATCACCGAAAATCAAATAGATCCGTCTTTTATCGTAGATAAGACAAAAGGAGCGGTGGCTCTAAGCGATGTGATGGCCAGAAAAAAAGTTATTAGAGTAGAAACTGATATGGGGGCAAGAGTAAGCGATGTGATAATGCCTTTTCCTGTGCCGCCAACATATCAACTAAGCGAAGAGATCGCTATGCTTAGTAAAGAGTATGAGATAGCAACTGGCGTAAATAGTGTAATGACAGGTCAGACTGGGCCAAGCGATCGCCGTGCGATGGGGGCTTTGCAAACTGTAAATGCAGCTAGCTCAATGAGAATAGAAAGTATGATGCAAACCCTGCTTGAAACGATGCTATCAAGCTATGCACAGCACTTTGTGGAGCTACTTTACCGCTTTGTTAGCGATGATGAGTTTATAAAGATAACCGAAGACGAAAACATTATAGAGGCCATCGGTACTTTAGCAGAAAGAAAAGCAAATCGATTGGATTTTGATGTCTTAGTAAATTTTGGCACGACGATAGCAAATGAGGTGAAGATAGGTCAGTTAAATGGCTTGCTTGGCGTGCTTGCGCAAAATCAAATAAGCTCACCACAAATCACAGGCGGAATAATCAAAGAGGTGCTAACTTTAATCCTTGGTGAAAATGCACCAATAGAGCAGATCGATCAAGCAGTAGCGCAGATGATGGCTATGCAAGAGACCGCACAAGAACAAGCAGGACAAGCTGCTTTGCAAGAGCAAGCAGAACAAGAAGCACAGATGCAAGAAACGCCTAGTAAAGAGGATATGGAGATGGCGGCTTTGGCAAATGGTGGCGTATAGGCGTCGCGTCGTCTTGCATCACTATGCGTCGTTGCAAATTTCGCGTAACCAAAGTTTGTATGTTTTTTAGGACGTGGATAAATAAAATAATCAAAAATTTAAAGGAGAGCAAATGGCATATAGGGACAAATACGAGGTTCTTGGTGTTATCGTCGCTTTGGCAACAAATGGGCTTAGCATCTATAAAAAAGGTGAAGATGAGGGGCAAATCAGTGGCGGAAGTATCGGCGATGTCGTGGTTAGATCTAAAAATGAGAGTGGCTTTGCCGCCGTAAGCATTATAAGCGAGCAAGAGTGGGAGAGTATGCCACAAAATGAGGCAGCAGAGGCTGAGATGAAAAAGAGCTCATCTAGCGCACAAGATCTAGCGCCACAGCTAGCTAAAGCTACAAATGAGTGTGAGCGCTTGAGAGCTGAAATTTTAGACATTAGAGGCGAATCGGAGCACTTTAAAGAGGAGTGTGCAAGCTTGCAAGAGCGCTTAAGCGTGGCAGCTGGTGAAAATTTGGCACTAACTCAAAAAATTTCACAACTTGAGAGTGAGAATAAAAAGTTAAAAGAGGCGTCAAAGAAAGTTGATAAAAATAGAGCTGAGAGCGCATCTAAGCCAAATGAGCCAAAGGATTTAAATTTAGGAGGTAATGAGTGATGGATGAGATCTATGATCAAGACCTAGACACGGCTGAAGTTGTCCAGCCAGAGACGAAAGAGGCTCAAGCTAGCGTAAAAGATAGTCAAAAGCCTCAAGAAGTTAGCGAGGCAAAAGCGCCAGCTACGCCAAATGATGACTCTGTGAAGCTTAGCAAAGAGGAGTATTCGGATTTTAAACGAATGCAACAAGCTACGCAACTATCGCAGATGCAGGCAGATTTTAGAAAGAGCTATCCAGACTTTGATATGCAAAAGATCACGGATAAAATTTTAGAGATCGATGAGAAAAACCCAGGTGCGGGCGATGCCTTGCTTAATCCAGTTGGTATTGAAAACGTCTATTTAAAATACTTTCATGGAAAGGCAGCGAGCCGAGATGATGATGAATTTGACATAGCAAGAGGAACTGGTGGAGGTGTGGGCACAAAAGAGCTCATTAGCAAGATAAACAAAGGCGAAGCTAGCGACAGCGAAAGACAAGCCTTGTATGCAAGATTATTTTAAGGAGTAAGTAAAGATGGCTATAAAAACTGGCTTAGTAACTACTGAAGAGGCTTTTGGTAGTAAGGGCGTAATGCTTGAAAATACGATAAAGCAAATAGGATGGCAATCAACGCCTTTTTATAGTGCGATAAGCACGGCTTCCCCTTCTTATAGAAGCACTAGCGTCGCTGTTGGTCACAAGTGGTTTTATGATGAGTTGCCTGATGGTGATATGGCTAATGCACACGCAGAGGGCGGAGTAAAGGCGACAGCTAAATATTTTGTTGGTAGTGCGCTAAGTAATCACTTCCAGATAGTAAAAAATACATATGGCGTTTCTGGATCACAAGAGCCAGCTAAAGATGTGGCTGGTAGAGGCATCTTAGCTAATCAAGGCGAGATGGCATCGGTTGAACATAAAAAGTCTATAGAGAAAATTTTACTATCAAGTCAAGCTGCGGTGCAAAGGGTAAATAGTGGCTCATCACCAGCTATTGGCAAGTGTGGCGGTCTAAAGAGCTTTTCTACTGCAAACAATACAATCAATGCAAGCAGTGCGGATCTAACTATGCAAATGATAAGAGATCTGCTAAAGATCGGCTGGAGTAAGGGCAGACCTTATCAATTTTTAATGGTAAATGATAAGCAAAATGATAGGTTGCTTGATATCTTAGACAAGATAAAGCAGGCTAACATCACGCAAAAATACCTTGAAGAGGATCTGCTTGCCATTAGAACTAGCTACGGCGATGTAAAGGTTATGTTAAATCCATTTTTAGAGCAAAATGAGATCATCGCGTTTAGGTCTGATGATGTCTTTAAAGTGAATTGGCGTCCGATGACAACTAGAGAGCTTCCAACTAGCAACGATGCTATCGAAAAAGAGATCATTAGCGAATTTACTCTTCGCGTATGCACTCCAGTAGCCTTTGCATGGCTTAAAAATTTAAAGGTTTAAGATGAACTATGAGGCGTTTTTGCAGCGTTTAAAGGTAGCAACTAGGGGAGATATAAGATCCCCTAACTTTGAAGAGCTAAAATCTTTAGTAGAAGAAACAGCAGCAGATATAGCGCAGGCAGTAACGCCTCTTGAGATGATCGAGATAGATCATAGAAATTTTGATCTTTTATATCACATAGACAAAAGACGTTTTGTGAGGAAATTTAACACGCCAAAAAGCGAAAGTGATAGGGTTGATTTTCTTGACAAAGCGCTTATAAAGGCGCTTATTTACGGCGTAGCTAAGAAAAGATCACACGCTGAGTTTTATGCAAAATACCATAAATTTTATCTGCAAAGCTTGAGTGAATATGAGCTAAACAACTTTGATGAAAGGGCTTGTGATCTAACGCAGGCGCTTAGAGTAAAGGGCTGGCTAAAGCCATACGAGATAGATTATGCCCTTGATCCTTACTACTCATGGGATGAAAATTTTATAAAAAGACTTGATTATTACATGGCAAATATCGTCTATGGCGAAAACGATAGCTTAGAGAATCCAGAGAAATTTTTAAATAGTAGCGAGCTTGGATATAGGAAATTTATATATCTTTTTATCGCCTATCAAAACGGCGAGCATACCGATAGAGAGGATCTAAGAGTGCTTGATAGGCTAATGAGTAAGAAAATTTTAGGAGAGTGAAAAATGGCTGATAAAGAATTTACTCAAATTTGTAAGGAAATTTTAGGGATAGGTAAAAGGCTTGAAAAGATAGAGCCTGATGAGCTAAGAGAGATAAAGGCTAGCATAGAAAGGGTAAATGAGGCTTTTAATGCCAATAAAGCCTTGTTTGATGAGAGTAAGGATGATTTTGATAGTAAATATAATAAGGTAGCTCAAATATTAGCGACCTTTGATACTTTAAAGGCTCAAATAGAAGAGGCTTTAAAAAGTGGAACGATAAACGATAGCACAGAGGCATTGGTTTCTACATTTTCATCAAAAAAAATCATGGATCTTTTAAATGAAGCAAAAAGCGTAATAGATAAAAAATTTAGCACTATACATAAAAATGGCATAATCCCTTGGAGCTCTACATTAGAGTATCCTGCTGGTGCCATTAGCGTTTTAAACGGTAAGCTCTATCAGGCAAAAACACAAAATACAAATAAAAAACCTAGTGAAAATAAAGAAATATGGCATGTTATAGCTAACAAAGAGTGGTGCGAGCAGACTTTTTTAAATAAAGATGACAAGATAGACGCATACACCAAACGCGAAAGTGATGATAAATTTGCTCTGCTACAAAAAGCTATACCAACCGGCGCTTATGTTTTATATAGTTCAAACACAAATATCCCAAACGGCTTTTTACGCTGCGACGGCTCAGCGCTTGATAAGACAGCATATGCTGCGCTTTTCGCAGCTATAGGCTACACATACGGCAGAAGTGGCGATAAATTCTTATTGCCAAACTTCAGTGACGGCAAATTTATGCGTGGTACTGGTGGCAACGCGGCAGCACTTGGTGCTGCCCAACAAGATGCTATCAGAAATATCACTGGAAAATTTCAAACGTCAGCTGAGGAGTTTTATTCTGAAACAAATCAAAATACAAAAAATCATAGAGGATGGGGGGCTTTTCAAAGATACGATGCCCAAGGGTCAAGACCAACAGTAACTACCGTAGGCAAAAACCTTGCTTATGATTTTGATGCTAGCCGAGTAGTGCCGACTGCAAACGAGAATAGACCGCTCAATATGGCGGTAGTTGTGCTTATCAAATACTAGGAGCAATGATGAAAATTTACATTTATGACACACAAACAAATGAATATCTATATGAGGCAGAGGCGCAAATCGACCCACTAGCAAGTAGCAAGGGCGAAACGATCTATCTAATGCCGCCAAACGCAACACAAACAGCTCCGCTTGAGCAAAAAGCTGGCTTTGTAAACGTTTTTAATAATGGCAAATGGGAGCAGATTAGAGACGAGCGCGGCAAAATTTACTACGACAATGATAATAATGCCATAGCTATAACCAAGCTAGGACAAGAAAAGGGGCTAAACAAAGAGCCAAAGATCGACGAGCAAGAGCAAGAACTAGCCCAAATTGAAGCCGAGATAGCCGAGTGTGAAAACTATATCCGCCACGCTTTGATAATTGGCAACAACGCCGTGATCGAGAGTTTGCGAAGTGAATATAAAGAACTAATCGCTCAAAGAGAGGAGCTAAGAAAATGAGAATAAGAGTAAAAAGATGTGAAGTGTGTGCGAGCAAGCTTAAAGATGGTAACTGCACTTGGGGCGAGTGCCCAAAATGTCCGAGTTATAAACATACCGAAATGAAAGAAGATAAGAAAAGTGATAAAGGAAGGTGATGCTAAATAATAAGGAGATATTACAACTTGTCAGAATAATTTTAGTAGAAATTTTACTAGAAGTTCTTGCATATATTGTAGTCCCTCTGGCTTTATTATTCACCAAGAAGGAAGACAATCACTTACCAAAGTGGGCTAGGTGGTTCGAAGACGCACACGACTACTACGGGGACGAAATTGCTGCTATTAACGGGGATATATACTGGCGTACTGAACATTACCCAGAACCAACAAACAGAACATACAAGGCTAGGCTAGCTTGGCTATTTAGAAACCGCATAGGTTACTTCTCTAGTCAGGTAAACGGCGTTGATGTAGAGCAGATAGACCCAACAACCGTCACTGCTGTGGGTGATATACACATTACTGACAACAAAGGCGAAAAGAGCAGCTGGTGTAAAGTGACGTGTAAACTAACTAATGGCAAGACAAGGTTTGGACTATACAAGATAATCAAATACTCAAATAAGTTCTATTGCCGTATTTACATCGGCTGGAAGCTTATGGATATAGTGGGAATGAACGAGAAAAATAAAAGCACATATCTTGAATCAGACGATAAGAAATGGCTAAAAACTGTATGGAGCATTAATCCGTTTAAGCGCATAAAAATCAACAAACAAAGGAAAAGTAGAAATGAATTTTTTAATTGCAAATAAACTTTGGCTAATTGTAATTGGTGGATTAATGGGCGTAATGCTAGGGCTTGGGATTGAAAATAACAGGCTAAAAAGTGACATTAAAGAGACTAAAACCGAATTAAAAGAAGCACAAAACGAGCTGGCACTAAAAGAGGCAATTGGCGCAGTTATTAAAGCAAATCTCGAGGCGTGTAACGCAAAGATCGAGTTGCAAAATGCTAAATTTAAAGAGCTTGAAATAAAAAAACCTGATGTAAAAAAGACACAAGAAAAAGCTAAGAGCAAATTTGATGGTATCAAGCCGCTGGTTACGCAAAGCTGCGAAGAGAAGTTGGAGCGTTGCGAAAGGATATTTGATGAGCTGGCACGTTAAGATCACGCTTTTTCTTATCGCTATATTTCTATTTTCAGGCTGCGCGAGTAAAGAACCACAAATCATTAAGCAAACGGAATATCAAGAGGTATATATCACAGTATCTTGCGTTGACGAAATGCCACAAAAACCAGAGCGAGATAGGAGTGATCCAGATAATCAAAAAAAGATAGCAGAGTATTTTAAAGCCTGCGAAGATCTTCTAAGACAATGTGTGCATGCAAATGTTCCGCAACCTAAGCAAAAATGGGGAGGGGAGAAAAAATGAGTGAGATTAAGCTACTACCAAAAGCAAAAAGCAAAATTAGGCGCTGTTTAGTGCTGTTACTTGGCGGTTTATTTATGGTTGTGTTTAGTATCGCCCTATACTGCCTTTACGGCAATATTTTTTACAATGAAGAAATGAAGCTCACAGCGTTGGCTATCACTCAAGGTGTAGTAAATGTTCTATTGAGCCCGGCAAAGATAATTAGTATCTTTAGAGCATAGCCGTGGAATTACATTATTTATTTTATGTATTAATCATAGGTTGTGCAGGCTCTATCACCGCTTTTATAAAAAATGGTGGTAGAGGTATAAAAATTTTACTCAAACGGACGTGGGATGGCTGTTTTAGTGCATATGTTGTTTATGAGATAGCTTTCTTTTTTGCCAAGGATGAACACGTGAGTTTTGCGATTTGTGGTGTGGGTGCTTGGATGGGAAGTGAGGCACTGATATTTGTTAGAGACTTTGTATCAAGCAAGGTTGGAAGGAGATACGATGGCCATGACGACTACGGCGGAAATTTTAAATACGAGGAGTTTGGCGATGACAAGTAGTGAAATACTGCAAGGCATGCAAGCACAGCGCACCAGATGCACCGTATGGAGTAGAGTTATGGGTTATCACCGCCCAGTAGAGGGTTTTTAACATCGGTAAAAAAGGCGAGCATAAAGAGCGAGTATTTTTTGATGAAAATTTTAATACGTCAAAGCAATGTGTTAAAAAATCTTAAAAAAATTAACATAAGGAGTAAAAAATGGCAGATTTCAACAACGCTTTTAAAATTTTAATGAGACTGGAGTTTTCTTTTCCTGAAAATGCCCTACATAAAAACCCAACAGAAAAAGAATGGACATTTATGGGTATATATCAAAAGGCTCATCCAAGTTGGAAAGGGTGGGATGAGATACTTGCTGCGTTAGCTTACGGCGGTGATATCAAAAAAATATCAAGGATGCTGTTTGATAGTGAAGATCTGCAAGATGAAGTTTGGAAATTTTACAAGCAAAAGTATTGGGATAGGATGAGGCTTGGTGAAATTAATAGTCAGTTAAAGGCAAATGAGATGTTTATATTTGGTGTAAATGCCGACACAAAACCTGCCATAAGAGTCGCACAACGAATAGCTGGCGTTGTGGACGATGGCATAATGGGCGAGATAAGCTTGGCCGCTATAAATAAAGTAGATGAAGAGAAATTTGACAAAGAATTTGATAGAGCGGAGCTTGAACACTACAACATGCTAATCAAGCAAAATCCAAAATTAAGAGTTTATGCAAATGGCTGGAGAAGAAGGGCGGAGGCAGTATGACGATAGAAGAGCTAAATGAAAAAATTACAAAACAACAGATACAAATAGATGAACTAAAAAGTAAGGTTTTGTCTTATGAGAGTTCATTTGGCGATATAAATAATGCCATTAGTGGAGTATTTAACAGGATAAGCGACATAGAAAATAATGGCATAAAGAGCGCTGTTGGTGGTTTGCAAGAAGAGGTGAGTGCACAAAGGTTAAAGATAAATAAACTAGACAGGATAAGAAAGGGGCTAGCATGAGTGTGATCAATTATAAAGAAAATTTTGTAGAAAATTTTGAAGCGATTTTGGCAAGTAGCACTGGCGAGCGCTCGATATATCAAAAGGCTTTAGCGCATATAAAAACGGAGTTTGACAACTTTCAAATCACAGATGATGCGAGGGCTAAATTTATAACCTCGCTTATGGCTGAGATGACTATAGCTTTTACGACAAAAGCGATGGAAGCTGCTAGTGATGTGGCAACTAAGGCTTTGACGCTAGAAAAAGAGCTTGAGGCTTTGGAGCTAAAAAATCAAGGGCTTAGAGATAGACTAGAGCTTGATAAGCAAAATTTACAGATGCAAATAGAGCTAACTAAAGCTCAAACGGAAAAGACAAAGGCTGAGGCTAAGCTAGCCCAGGAGCAACAAGCGGCCGTAAATGAGCAGGTAAAGGATAATAGAATAATTAAAGCTGGCATGATGACGGGGGATTTTATGCAAAATGTCTCTAATGGACAGCTTAGCGTGCCTTCTGATATGTATGAGTTCTTTTTTAACATAGTCTATGAGATAGCTAAAAAGGGCGGAGTAGATATCAAAAAGGTAGCAAATTTTAATCTACCAAAAACAAAATGAGCAGCGCGACCCCAAAGGGGGCATTTCTAAGCGAAGCGGGTAAAATGAGCAAAAAGGCCCCAAAAGGGGCATTTCTAAGCGAGCAAAGCGAAGCGGGTAAATGAAGCAGTTTATAGCCTTTGATGATGAGCTAAACATAACAAATAAAGAGCCAGATGATGCCTTTAGCTATCTAGCTGGCGGAGAACTTTATGCTAATACCTTTGCTGCCGGTGCTGGTTATATGATCGGCAGAACCTCCCAAATAAACTACACTTCTATATTTTTACCATTTTTTGTAGATGAGATCTCATCTATGTTGGAGCTTAATGAGGACTTTGCTGAGTTTGCACTGATGCCTATGCAAATGATCTTTTATAAGTCAGCTGATGAAAAGAGGCGTGGCTATGAGAAATTTGATGAGATAAGTGAAGATGCCCAAAAGATAGTAAAGCTAGCTAAAGATTTGCATGAAAGAAGTGGTGGCAAGATAGGTTTTACTATGGATGATGAGCCTATTAGCCAAAGAGTTAATAACGAAAATTTCTTAAAAGAGTTAGTGGAGCAAAGGCAAAAGAGCGCTTTTAAACAGCTCTTGCAAAATATAGCATATGCTAAATTTGGTGTCGTTGGTGCGATAGTGGCTGGCTGGGTCTATGATGGAAGAGTAAGCGGTGCTGTTGTGGTGGATGTTGTGGAGCGAGTGGTAAGTGCAAAGATAGCTGATGTGGCGGCTGGTCTTTTGGCTAAAGCTATTGGTTTGCAAGCTGGATTTGCTACGCTAGGGCTTAGTATGGTGCTAGGCTCTGTTTTGGATGAAGCTTTTGAAGTAGCTAGTGGGCTTGATATAAGCTTTGGTTTTGGTGGA